TTTAGTAGGTACGTAAGCGCCAATGACATCGTAGGTGTGGTTAGTAACAATCATAGGAATGTTTGCCTGACCCAACTTAAGAGTGAGCATACGGAAGGCACCTTTGATAAGTTGGGATTTGGTCATGTCCCTAACTTGCTTGTCGTTGAGTGCGTCAGTAATCTCTTTCTCAGTGGAAAGCATCCCTAGAGAGTCTAGCACAAACATGCATGGTTTACGCTCCTCTTCAGGTTTTTTTAAGTAAAGGTCTACTGCTTTGAGTGCCTTGCTACGAAACTCTTCAACAGTTACAACATTGACAACTACAAGACGGGTAAGGTCAATACCCCTAGACTCAAGTAGTGACTTGTTAACAGCGGCTTCAGTATCAAAGTAGAGACAATAACCATCGGGGTTAGTATCAAGAAAATTCTTAACCACAGCGAGAGAAAAGAAAGTCTTTCCAGTAGAAGACTCTCCAGCAATAGCAGTAATCTTATTCCCAGATACACCGCCAAATATGCTACCTGAAACCAGTGCATTAAAAATGTACGAACCTGTGTCCACATAAGTTTCAGTCTCGTCAATATCTGCTGCTAGTTTAGTGTAATCATCACCAATTTCTTTTACAATATCTTTCAAAAAGTCCATCACTTTTTACTCCTAATTTCACTCATAATACTCCATTCTGGTCTAATATAAGAATAGTTTAGATGATCCCAAAAAATACCTTGATAATCTTCAAAGTCCCATTCCGAGTCAGTTCCGTCATAACTCATCAGATCTTTCCATAACTGAAAACATATTCTAAAGAGTTTCACGCCACCATCCCGTATTGTTCACGAAGAATTTTTTTATAAGGTAGGTCTTGCTCACGCAATTCCTTTACAAGTTTAAGTTTTTGATACAGTGCAGTATCACCACCAAGATATAATGCTCTTACGATAGTCGCAAGCTCTTTGTCATTAATAGGAATATCCATTAAAAGAAAAACGATTCTAGGTTTACAGTTTTTTCGACACTCCACCCAATAGCATCAAGAATAGACTTGAGGGGCTCTACAAAACTCTTTTCAAATTGTAGGTCATAGTCGATATACTTGTCAAGACCAAGCTCTTTGGGAAAGTCTTGAATAAAGGAGATAACATTCTCCTGAATGATATTTGGTTTTTTCAAATAGAGAAACTTAATCTTTTCTCCGTTACCGATAAGTGAATATTTATTGGTCAGTTTCTTCTCCTTCACATAGTGATTAAACAGGAGTGCCCCACGACAATGAATGGGTGTGCCTTTGATATAAATGTCTGCTGAAGAATGATATTTACGTACATCAGATGCAGTCCTAGGAAATGCAATCTGCTCTGGAGGAAGTGCTTTAAACTCTTTTCTGCATTCTTCGATAAAATCAATCACTTCATCCTCAGTCCCATTCATCATGAGTTTGAGACCATCCTTAATCATTTTACGGCAAGGAGCAGGTGTAGAAGACTTCACTGCTTCAATACCCATCATCTTCAGTTTGGGGTCATCGTATCGCACCCCTTCACTATCCCATACGTTGAGAATGTATCGCTTCTTCGCAGTCCAGATACCACGCTCAGCGATATTCTCACGCTTCATTTGCATTTTCTGATCATACGCCGAAACGTAATCCGCAAGTTCCTGATAGCAGGATTCGATGAACGGTTCAAACTGCTCTCTACAGATTTTATCCAAGAGGTCAACAACCTTGCCCGTATCGTCAGTTTTATTACTAAGAAATTTATCAACAATAGGTCCAAGATTAAGATAGATTGAATCGGTGTCAGATGCAATGACATAATCTACATCTTGAGTTTGCAAAATCTTATTCAGAAATCCATTCATTTTGTTCTCAATCCAGCGGATTGAGACTTGTCCTGAGAGGGTGATTGCTTCTGCGTTAGCAAGTTTATAGTAACGAAAGTATTGATTACCAATAGCACCATAGGCAGAATTAAGTTGGATCTTACGCGCCATCTGGATGTTATTGCATCGTGAAATCTCTTTAACCGCATTAGTCCTCAGTCTCCTCAATTCTTTATCAGAAAGGTCTTTGTATTTACTATTACTAGAAACAACAACTTCTTCCTGGTGCTCTTCTTTGTTGCCACCAATCAGATAACCCATTACAAAATACCCCTACGCTTCATTTCCTCTTCAATGTCAACCAACTCTTGCTTGGTAGCAAGCATCTTCTTCTTGTAGATTGTGCGGTCTTTGTAAATCTTCTCCATCAACTCTGGGAGAAACCCACGACTATCCTTGCGATACATTGCACCATTGGCACATACCGCATTGTCCTTATACATCTCAAAAGTAATCTCTTGATTTAAGATTTTTTCAACAGTCGCGCTGGGATGTCTTTCCTCACAGAGGGTCTCTGGGGAGATGTTGTACTGCATAATAAGATGGGGATAAAGGCTATTAAGGTCAAAACTAACCACCCAATCATAAACCCCAGGAATCGGCTCCTTAACGTATGCTCCAGCATATTTGGAATCCTTATCAGAACGCTCTTTAGGAGGAATGACGATATTCCTCTTCTTTAGATAGTTATAAATGATGGTATCCCACATGCGGACTTGTGAAGAAACATCAGCATAGTTTGCCTTGGCGTCATATGCCATCGTGATTGCCAACTCGATTAGTTTCATCTTGTCTTCCAATCGGTCAACAAGTTCCACGTCAATGATGTTGTATTCTACAAACTTCTGCCAACCGTTTGTATAGAAGTCCTTAAAGGTATCAAACTCAGAGTGGTCCAGTTTCTTCTGACCCAACTCTACACTGGCAATGTAGTCCAATCGATAAGATTCTTGGTTGGTGTAAGTAAACTTCTTATACAGGTTGAGATAGTCGAGTTGAGTGATACCACCAACATCATAAGCAATATTCTTACGACCAGCAATATACACTTCACGCTCAGTAACTAGACCCCATGGAGACAAACGCTTCATGAGTTTCTCACCAAGCACCCTATCAATACGCCGCACAAGATACGGCATATCATACAACTCACTATTCCAACCAGTTACAACCTCAGGAGAGTTTTCCTCAACCATCCACCAGTTGATAAAAGCACTCAGCAAATCATACTCAGTCTTAAAACCTTTGTAGATAACATTTTCTTGCTTATTGTTGAATGGACCTTTACCCCAAGTGCGAATCTGTTTAGTTGCATAGTCTTGCACAGTGATGAGCAAGACTTCCTCAGCAGCAGATTCCACATCTGGGAATCCATTTTCTGATGCAACCTCAATATCAATCGTGGAGATTTTGATTTTCTTTGTATCAAACTTAATCTCTTCTTCAGGATACATTTCAGAAATATACTGATAGATGTATCCAGTGTTTCCGTAGATTTTGAAGTTTTCTACACCATCATACTTTTTGATAAACTCACGGCAATCACGCACAGACCCAGGTTGGACTGCTTCAATATACTCCCCCTGAAGAGTTTGATACTTAGTCTTCTTATTAGAGGGAACAAAAAGAGTCGGGTTAAACTTCTCACGGGTCATGAAATGTTTACCATTTTCATAACCACGGACCAAGAAGTGGTCCCCGACCATTTGCACGTTTGTGTAAAATCTCATTCTCCAGTCAATTCCAGATACTTTTCAATAACCTTTTCTGTTGGGTCTGCAATGGTCAGAATATCTTCCGACCTAATCATAAGCTCTCTCTGGTTTGTTGCCTTTGGCCAAGGAATCATATCATCTTCAGTATTAAAGAGATATGGATTGATTAGTTTGCAATTGGGGTCACCAAGTGCAGCATCAATTTCAACTACCTCGCTGATAATAACATTATCAACATCCATAAGCAAGCACTTAATCGACTTGTCCATTTACTTTCTCCTGATACATTTCGGTTAAAGATTCAAGTGGTTCCACAACAGTCACAACCCAATCAGTTGAGACAACAATATCCTCATCCTTAGTTAAAAGGATATATGGAGATAAAGTAATTTGAAAATTACCATCTTCAGCACTTTCTTCTTCAGTCAAAAGCATTGCTCTAGTGGCACTTACTTTTTGAGGTTTATTAAGAAGATATCCACGGACTTTTTCCTCTGCAACAAGTTCTTTTGCATCAGCAATCACTTGCTCACCAGACTTCAATAATACAAGTTTGATTGACATTAGTTACTCAACTCCTCCAGTCATTTTAGCAATAAAAAGGGGAGGTGTCAACTGGATTTTGCCAGTTACCTCCCGTGGCATTGCACCGACGATATTCGATACTATTTAGAGATAGTCCTTACGTGCGTGATGCTCTGGAACTATTTTCCCAAGTACGATCCGTAGAAGTCCGTCTTCGAATACAACGTCCCTGACT